TGTGTTGTTTGTCTCGTCGCAGATTACGAGGTAGTCAGTTAGACCACGACGTGCTTGAATCTCACGAAGATAACCACCAACAGCGTTAGCGAAGGATGAACGTGTAACGTCATCGTTTAGATCAAAGAGAACATTCTTAGCGAGGTTCTCGACTTGCTTCTCGACAACCAAGAACAGACGACGAACGTTAATTCTATCGAATGCACTAGGTGTGCTAAGTGCAGTCTTGTCTCCAAAGAGAACAGTACCACGACCCTCGAAGCTAGAAATTGGGTTTACACGTGCTTGATATAACTTGTCTCTATCAGACTTAGCAGGTGTGTATGCTAGTTTGATTACGTTACGGATGTTACCTCTGTTAAATCCAGCTGGTGAGAACCAAGGATCTAAGTCATTAGCGGTTTGAACAGCCAAGCCAGCAACATCACCATTGCAAGGTACGTAGCGATAGGTATCATTGAATCTGTCGTAAATGTACTTCCAACCAGAATCAAATACTGCATAGGATGTAGAAGAACCAACTCCATCGAAGAAGTCAATTACATTGTCTCTCTGTGCATCAGTGCTTGTAGCAAGTGTACCGATGACTGCACCCTTATAAGGTGAGACGAATGCCATACAATCCTTACGTGCAGAAGCAATGTTAACAACTTTCTGTGCTACAGAGATTGAATCTACTCTTGTAGATAGAAGAGGACCAGCAATGATAAAGTCTAGGTTGATTGATTCAGTGTCTGCAAATAGATCATAACCACCGTTAAGATCACCAGCAGTAACAGAGTAACCATCAACACCGCCAGCAAATGTATATGCTTGGTATCCTAAAATTGTGTAGTTAGTTCCACTTTGAATTCCACTTCCCCAAGCAGCAGTGGTATATCCACCGTATGAACCTGTTGTGTTGGTTACGTCGTGCTTACCCCACCATAGGTAAGTAGAAGCGAAGCGAAGGATGTTAGCGTAGTAGTTGTCTGCACCTTCTGTAGTCTGTGAATCAGCAGACTTAGATACGTTTTGGAACTTCTCAAGAACTGTGTTCTTAGTACCAGAGATTGCACCAGTAGCATCTAGAACAACAATACTTAGTTCGTCATACTTAGAACCGAAGTTAGAAGCATATGTAGATGTACCAGGTCTTGAAACAAGAGTGTTCCAGTTGATGTCTGTACCAGTAACTTTAACTGCATCCCACCACTTAGAAGAAGCAGTAACGTTTACAGCAGCAAGTTCGTATACAGTACCATTGTCAAGATGATCAGCAGCTGTGGTACCAAACTGTGCACGATCAACTGAGAGTTGAGGAGCAGAAGCAGTATCGGTTACCTTAACAATTTCTCCACCACTAAGTTGTAGATACTCACCAGTAGCAATACCAGTAGCAGATGTAACTGTGATAGTTGCAGCAGCTGCAGCTACAGCACCGTCAAGTGTTGTGTTTGTAGCACCTGTGTTCTGGATCAGGAGGTTACCAGTACCTACTACGAGGTTACCGTTAGTTTCAAATACTTTAACAGCAGTACCACCAGCAGGATCTACGAATAATTTACCAGTAACACCATTGCTCTGGTATACAGTAGTACCAGCAGCAGCAGTTGTAGCTGCACTTACAGTTAAATCGAAGTCATAACCGTGGTCTACTACGTGAACGCTGATGTTGTTTCCATAAGAACCAGCGTACTTAGCACCGTAGTGAAAACTTTGTGCACCATCAAAATGATTGGTAGCATAGTCTGTGTCACTTTCTATTAGTACAGCAGAAGCACTATCAGTAACAGCGTTCTTTAGATTGCTGTCTCCAATACGTACAACCTGTAGCTGTCCACCGTATGAAAGGAAGTTAGTTGCGGTGAACCAAAACTCTGCATTGCTTGAGTTTGGCTTACCAAAATATTCTAGAAGCGATTTCTCATTGGTGATATTCACCATCTGATTTACTGGACCTCGCTCAAACGGTCCAACTAATGCTCCAACATTATCAATTGTTGAGTCTATACGAGCGTTAGTAAGGTCACGTTCCTTAATAACGACTCCAGGTGATACTTGCCCTGCCATTTAATTACCTCTCCGAATGAAGATCCAGATTTGTCTAAATTTATTTATCTAAACCTAATGTTTCAGTGGGGAAACGATGCGTGAACTACCAGTCTGGGTATGATTCGTTAGGTGACTTATCCTTTCTTCTCTCTCGTATTCTTTTAATAGTACAAACCTTACACTCGTAGGAGTATGAAGATGCCAGTTTACCTCTAGCCTTCCTAGTAAGGTAGAAGTCCTCTATCAAACTTTTCTCTTCTCCACATACTCTACAGCACCTTGTCTTAAAGACTAGGTGATCTACAGAGAACTCCTTATCAAATTCCATTACGATACTTTTGTGCTGGATGCTGCTTCGGCTGAGTCAGGATGATCTTTAATCCATTGCACATAGCTGAATCCAGATCCCTCTGGATATATGTATTGCCCATTCTCATCAAACTTACCTGAGGTGTCTGCCATCCTTGACTCCTTTGATGGATACTTTGGATAGGGTCTCAACCCTTCTCTCATCTCATTACCCTTCCTTCTCCTCATCTGATTACCAGTCTCGTGGTCTTCAGGCATAGTAGGCCACGATGATCCAAGGATCCTTTTAATATCTTCTTTGGTGTAACCTTTCATTAAATGTAGGGCATCATATAATCTACTTCGTACTGTTTAGTACCATATTCATCTAGCTGCCATACATTACCATCCTCATCTACTATAGTCTCTTCTTCTAATCCTGTCTCTATGAATCCGAACGGAGCCATATCTTGTTCCATTTCATTCTTACGTTCATCATAGATCTTCTTACGAACGTCAAGGTCTGTTAATTCCCTGAAGAAATCCTGAAGTACCATCCAAGAAAATATGACGTGACACATTACTAGGTCATCGTGATACCCTTCATCTGCTTCAAATGAATCTTTCTTCTGAACAAACGTAGTTAGTTCTGCAATAGTGTCATAGTCATTGATAAGTAACTTATCCTCTTCTATGAGTGCCTTAAGGTTAGAGCATCCTTGCTTCTTAACCGTCTTAGACATCTTGACACCTAACTGTGCTTTACCACCAGAGAAACCAGATCCCATAACCTGACCAGCTCTACCACGCATAGCACACATCAATAGATTAGGATACTCCAGATCAAACTGAAGAATAGAAGCAACCTGATCTCCTATATCATTCACCTCTATCATTATATTTGCATTATTATAATTCCTTGCGGTGTCATAGATTACATTAGGGAATAGTATAGGTTTAATTTCATTGTTTCTATACTTACCTACTAATCTATACGGGAACTCTGTGATATCAAATACACAGAAGGCAGAGTAATCCTGTGCGGTTCCTCTAGCTACGTCAACAGTAATAACATACTCGTGTTTATCTTTTCTATTCTCGTATAGGTCTAATCCTTTATTCCTTACTATAGGAGTATCAAATGATAGTGCTTTTAACTTAGCAGGGTTGATAAGAGTATCCTGTGATCCTAAGAATTCGCACTCAAACTCCTGAGTGAACTGTCTTTGAGAAGTATTACGTATAGTCTGTTCCTTCCACTTAGCATCTCTACCAGGAACTTGAGACCAATGTACTTCGTGATTAATATACTCGTTTCTACCTTTGAGAGAATCCTCCCACATCTTGTAGAACATATTCATCCCGTTAGGGGTGGATATGATAATTACTTTTGATTTCTTACCTGAACTAATCGTCGGATAAACGGAACTAAAAAACTGATCGCATATATGGTTGGGGATAAATGCAAACTCATCAAGGAAGACAATATTGAAAGACATACCACGGACAGCACTGGCACTAGTAGAAGCTGCGATAAGTTTTGATCCATTTTCTAACTCCAGTGATCCTCTGTTCCAAGCAACGATACCTTGCTGCATCCAACGTGGTAAATTCTCATACGATAATTGGAGACGGCTAAGCATTTCCCTAGCCGTTGCAGCTTTGTTTGCAAGAATTGCTACGTTTACATTAGCATTAAACAGTGCATAATGCAACAGGTAGGTCGTAACGATAGTAGACTTACCAGACTGTCGTGGTAGTTTTGCTATATTAAATCTGTTCGTATGAAACTTATGCATCATTTCCTTTTGGAAATCATACATCTTGAAGTCCATCAGACCTTCGTCTATATTAACAATCTTCAAATACTTTTCTGTGAAGTAGACAGGATTGTCCCTACACTTAATATACTCGGCAACTTGCTTCTTAGTAAAGTTCTGCTGAGTATTTGCTTTTTTTAAATTGGGGTTACCAAGATATATGTCAGTAGCTGCTCCCATTATCTCCTCACAACAATATCACCTTCACCATCATCTTCTTCATTCAACTCTTTAATCCTATCCTTAAGTGATTTGTTAAGTGGATCTCCAAGGTTATGAAGTTCTGGTGAGTCAAGTTTAAATCTATGATGATCATCAACTACTTCTTTGAAGTTGACAACCAATAACTCATCACCCTCTTTGACATCTGCCATCTCTGGGTGTGCACGAGGTTTACGGTTTAGATCTTTTTCATTTTGTTCCATAGCCTTAAATCCAACAGACATTAATCGAAATGCTTGTATCAATAAGTAGAATGAAAATCCATAGAATAAAATAGGAATCATTCGCTCAATACTT